AATTATTGGATTATGCAAGATACTTTACTTTATTATTATTCAAAAACAGTAAGGGAACCATGGTTAAATGATATTAAACTTCAAATAATGGATGCTGAAGGAATTCATATAATGAGTGCTGTATTTGAAAAACCAATTATGAACTCTATATCTGAACTTGATTTAAATATGAGTTCAAATATTGCAGAGTTTACTACATTTGATTTAAACTTCTATTATAACAAGTTTAATATTCAATTAGAAATAGATTAAGATATATAAAGTATGAAAACATTTGATGATTATATAAACGAAGGAAAGGTTAATATAGATAACCTAACATTTACATTACAAACTATTGTAGATAGAAAGGGATTAGCTATAACATTTATACCCGATTCAAAAACATTAGATACGATTCATGTTAATGGTAAAAACACTATTGTAGATATTATTGAAAAGAAAATGGCTAAAAGTTCTCCACTAATATCAACATGTATGTGGTTTGAAGCTGGACATGACGCTGCAGGATTTACATTTAGAATTGATCCTACTGAATTAACTGACGAATTAACTAAAGCATTTAAATAATGAAAACATTTTTAGATTATATTAAAGAGGAAAATATATCAGATAAGGAATTAGCGATATTAACTGAATCCTTGCAAACTGAGTGGACTGAAGAATTGGAAGCTAAAGTAGATGCTGCAATTGAAGAGTTCGCATCAACATATAAGAATACAGATGGTACTTATAATATCCATGCATTTAATGAAGAACTTACAAATGAAGGAGTATTAGGAAGTATATTTGGTGGATTGGCAGGTTTTGCACTTGGTAAAACTATTGGTAAAACTATAGCAAATATTCTTGGAATTACCTCCGGAATTATGTATGATATGTTAACTTCAAGATTAGTAGGAGCCGCTTTAGGTTCTTCACTTGGTAGTAAAGTATAATTATGAATTTTGTAACAATTGACTTTTCACTTAATTCCCCTGGTATCTGCGTATTTAAAGATAATAAATACAATTTTATTGGTTATTTAAAACCAAAGACAGGAACTAAAAAGGAACAAATATTACAGGAGGAACTTAACCTTCTGACCGATACTCAAATCTCGCATCAACCTGACTGGACAAATAACGAATCCTATTCAAAGAGCGAGATGATTAAAATCCAAAGACATACCCAGACTGCAAAGGACATTATTGATATGATTATAGAAATCACAGGTAATGATTCTCCCTTTGTTATTGCGTTTGAAGGATCCTCTTATGGTTCTTCTGCCGGAACTAACAACATAATAGATATGGCCGCTGGTGCTGCAATTCTTAAAATGGAAATGATGTCTAGACTTGAAGTCTTAGAAATGATGACCATCGCACCTTCAACTATTAAAAAATTCATACATAAAGGAAATATGAATAAAAATGATATTTGGCCTTTTTTCTTAGATGATATTGATAGGGATAATATTCCATTAATTAAATATTGTAATAAAAATATTGGAAAAGATATTAAAAACGTTCCCAAGCCATTAGATGACCTAGTTGATGCATATTTTATGTTAAAATATGTAAAATCATTTTTTATTAAAGATATATAAATAAAATAATATAAGGACAATGGGTTCGAACCCACTTTAACAATTAGTCTGTTAAATTACTTATATTATTTTTTAAAAATAGACTAATTATTATGTTATACCATTACGTATACCGTGTTACCTCTCTAGTTGAGAATAAACACTATTATGGATTAAGAACTTCAAAAATTAAACCACAATTAGATTTAGGTATTAAATATTTTACATCTTCATGCGATACTGTATTTCGAAATGACTTCATACAAAATACACATAATTATAAGTGTATAATTGTTAGGGTTTTTAATAATAGAATGGATGCTTCTCTGTTTGAAATATTTTTACATAATAAATTCAACGTTGGAGTGTCTACTAAATTTTATAATAATGCCAAATCAACCGAGACAAGTTGTGACATGACAGGTTTTAAACATACTGAAATTAGTAAACAAAAAATGTCAGATGCTAGGAAAGGTAAAGAGCCATGGAACAAAGGATTAATTAATCCTTATAATAAGATTACTTTAACTAAAATGTCAGATGCTAAAAAAGGTAAAGAGCCTATAAATAAAAATAAAAAAGGAATGTGGAAACCTTCTACTGAAAACCTGATAAATTTATCAAATTCAATGAAAGGAAGAATACTAAGCGAAGAACATAAAAATAATCTTAGCAAGCCAAAGAAATCAACTGAAAATTATTCATATCCAAAAGAAAGAGTTACTTGTCCGTTTTGTAACAAGTCCGGAGGAAAACCTTCAATGTCTAGATTCCATTTTGATAATTGTAAAAAGAGACTTTAGATTTCTTAAATCATTTAGCTAGAAGTTTATTTTACCCTCAGGCTTAAAGACATAAGTTATATTGTCAGGTTACTGGATTGTTTCAGAAAAACTAAAAATAAATTAAAATAGTTTTCAAGTACCTATAAAAAGAATTAAAAATAGTACTGAAACTAAATTAAATAAAGATATATAATACATGTACTAATATTTAAAAATGTATCATAGATGAATTCTTTCAATACGACCGAGCACTTTAATTTATTCAAAGCTCTAAGTAAACTAGTAACGTTAGGTAAAATCTCTAGAGATGAAATGGAAAACTTACTTACTAAATCAGGTCTATCTAGAATAGATAAAAACCAATATAAAGATGATTCAGGTAATATTTTAACTATAGGTCGTGAAACATTTTAAGGGTATCAGTATATAATTAACAAATTAAAGTATTAACAAAAATTAAAGTATTTAAGACATGGCAGAATTTGACATTTTTAACTTAGGTGTAGCAGATGTAGACACACATGAAACACAGGCTTCTTCAGGAAGTGACCTTTACAAACCAACAGCAGACGATGGTAAAGACGGAACTTACAAAGCAATTATTCGTTTTGTTCCAAACCCATCAAATCCCCGAAACTCTTTAGTAAAAAAATACGTACACTGGCTTACAAATGCAGGCGGTGATGGTAAAATGGTAGATTCTCCTTCAACGGTAGGTGAGAAATGTCCAATTGCAGATGTATTTTTTAAATTACGTAAAAGTGATTCAGCAGTGGATAGAAAAATGAGTGATAAACTTAAAAGACGTGAGCAGTACTTTGCACTAGTTAAAGTTATTAAAGATCCTCAGAATCCAGATTTAGAAGGACAATACAAAATCTTTAAATTTGGTTATAAAATCAAAGAGAAAATTGATGAAGAATTAAAACCAGCGTTTGGTGAACCAACTCAAGTATTTGACCTTTTTGCAGGTAAAAACTTTGAATTGATTATTTCTAGACAAGGAGACTTTAATAACTATGATAAGTCTAAATTTTCTTCTTCAACTAGCGCTATCGATATGGCAGGTTCTCCAGCAGAACGAACTAAAGAAGTTATGGCAACTATCAAAACTCAATTAGATGCAGCCCCTTCATTAGAACCATACGAATACAAAACATGGGATGAAGAAACTAGAGACTTTGTTAATAACATTTTAAGAAATTATTTAAATCCAGGTGATTCAATGGACTCTGTTATTTCAAAACCAGCAGCTAAAAAACCAGCAGCCAAGACTGAAAGTGCATCTCCATCATCAAGTGATTTTGAATTTCCAACAGAAATGACATCAAGCCCAAATGATTCTAGTGATGCAGATGATTTAGATGATTTTCTAAATGATTTAGGAGTTTAATTAACATATATTTAAATTTAAAGGGCCAAGTTTAAACCTGGCCCTTTTTTTCTATATAATAATATATGGCAGGTCAAAAAATCACAGAAGAATTAAAGGCTAAGATTAGAAGCTTAGTTAAAGAGGCAATTGTAAAAGCGCACAATGAGCCTTCTAAACATATGCTTAAGGAAATGCCAGGTAGAATTACAATGGCATGTCCATTTTGCGGTGACTCAAGTTCAGATCATAAAAAGAAGAGAGGTAATTTATATTGGGACACACTACAATACCACTGTTTCAACTGTGGCACTCACTCCAACGCATACCAATTACTTAAAGAACATCATGTAAAATTTAAAAATACAGATGATTCAATCCAAGTTATTGATTATATTCAAGAACATAAAATGGAAACAAATCATGTTGAAGTTTTAGAACATGATGTATTTAAATTAGCATACGATTTATCACCAACACGTACAGAACTCAAAGAATGGTTTGACTTTCATGAAATAGAACCAGGAGATCCTGCATTTTTCTATTTAAAGAATAGATTATTATCTTCAAAATTAAATAGGTTTATGTATTCTCCAAAGGATAAAAGAATTGTAGTCCTTAATCTTGCGCCAAAGGACAAGGTTATTGGATTTCAAACACGTTCTCTTATTAAGAAAGCAAATTCAAGATACTTAACATACGACCTTGAAAAAATATATGAAGAGACAGGAAAGGAACTTATAATATCCGAAGAAGAATTAGTAAGTGTTAAGAAGGTTTCGACATTATTTAATGTGATGATGGTTGATTTTGAAAGAGATGTAACTATGTTTGAAGGACCTATTGACTCGATGTTTATTCCAAACTCTATTGGACTTGCAACTGCAGGTAGATCTACAGAGGAGTTCGATGAAATTCCAACAATTAGATATATGTTTGATAATGATACTACTGGTAAAAAGAAGATGATGGAAAAATTAAGAAGAGGTAGAAAGATATTTATATGGGAAAAGTTTTTAAAAGAAACTGGAATCGAAAGAGATTGGGATAATTTCTTAAAAAATATTGACAAAAATAATAGAGATAAATATCCTAAACAAATAGGTGATTTAAACGATTTGGTTATAGCATCATGGCTTACCAAAAATAAATGTTTAAACAAATTGATGGATTATTTTACTAACTCTAAACTTGATGCATATCACCTATGATAAAAAAAGAATTTTTACAAATGATCGAAGAGCAATTCGAGGACTTTGAAAATGAGAGAAGCAAGAGAAAAAATCTAAAGATGATTATAGATTTCACCTCAACTAGTATCTCGCATGAGGGCAAGGAATTTACAATGACAAAACCAAAGCTTAAAGCTAAGTTTAAAAGTTCAGTGTATATTAAAGACAATAATAAAGGAACATCATTATTTTAAATAAGACAAGTATGTCAGAAACAATTGATAAAATACAACAGTTAGATGATTACCTAAGTAAACAACGTACTGATTGGACTTCTAAAATAAAGACATTAACTGAGGAACTAAAATTAGGTAATAATCTAGAAGAGGTTAGTGCATATACATTAAGTTATCGTCAAATATTAGTAGAACACTTAGCTACTATGGGAAACCGTATTAAATCACAAAAAGCAACAGTAGATAAAAAGTATAGAGATAAATGGATCGAATACTTTAGCTATGATTATAAGCTTACTGATAAGATGCGCGAAAAATTTGTTGAAGCTGATATTTCAGATGATACACAAATCCTTGAGTTATTGATAACTCAAAAAGGTTTTATAGAGGGATCTGTAAAAACACTCGACAATATGGGCTTTGCAATAAAGAATCGCCTTGATATGAGTCGTTTATAAAAAAGATCACATGAAGTTTGATTTTAACATTAACGGAAGATAATCAATTTTTAAGAATTGATGAATCAACTGAACTTGAGTTAGAGCAGATTAGAATTTCTTTAACAAAACGAATTGACTCTTGGAGATTTAATCCTTTAGTCAAAAGAGGTGTGTGGGATGGTTATGTAACATATATTAAAGATGATAAATGGATTCCGGCAGGTCTATGGCGATATGTCATGGGAGTATGTAAAGACTATCGTTTTGAATTAAAAATTAATGGAATTAAGAGATTAATAGATCCAGACATAAACGCTGAAACATTCGAAAAATGGGCATACGACCTATTTGAAGGTTCTAAGATAACACCTAGGGACTATCAAGTAGATGCGGCTTATAATATATTAAAATTTAGAAAGTGTCTTGCAGAGCTTGCAACATCAGCAGGTAAGACCTTAATAAGTTTTCTTACAATATCATATATGTTAGAAAAGGGAACAGCATCTAAGATATTATTTATAGTACCTAACGTTTCATTGGTAGTACAGGCGCATGAAGATTTCCACGACTATAACTTTAAAAATAGAATTGACTTAAGAATCCAACAAATTTTTGCAGGACAAAAAATCAAATCTAATAAAAATATAGTGATAGGTACTTACCAATCATTAATTAAAAAGGATAAAGAATACTTTGAACAATTTGACGCAGTAATAGTTGATGAAACTCATAAGGCAAAATCTGCAAGTATTAAGACAATTCTACAAAAATGTACTAACGCTAAATATCGATTCGGGCTTTCAGGTACAATCCCAAAGGATGGAACTTTAGATAAATTAACGTTAATGAGTCAGACAGGTCCTGTCATTGCAGAGGTTAAAGCAAGTTTTTTACAAAACGAAGGACACATTGCAAAATGTGCAGTTAAAGTAATCGAAATGGATTATGCAACTGACAAACAAAAAACAGCTTTGATGGAATTAGCACAAAATAAATACGAGAACAAAGATGTATTTGCATTGGAACAGAACTTCGTTATCAATAATGCAGCAAGACTTGATTTTATTTCAAATGTAATTGGTAGAGTACCAAAGAATAGTTTAGTGCTTTTTCATAGAATAGAACATGGACAAAGACTTTATGAAAAACTTAGACAAGAAACGAATAAAAGAGTATTCTATGTAGATGGTGGAACTGCAACTGATATTAGAGAGGAATATAAAAAGAAAATGGAAGCCGGCGAAGAAATAGTTATTGTTGCAAGTTATGGAACGTTCTCAACTGGTATATCAATTAAGAAAATTCACAATATATTTTTTACAGAATCCTTTAAATCAGAAGTGATAATTAGACAGTCAATTGGACGTGGACTTAGACAACATGAATCAAAGGACAAGGTGTTAATCGTTGACTTTGTAGATAATATTAGAACACTAGAATGGGATAATTATCTGTATCGACATGGTAAAGCAAGGCAGGCAATTTACAAACAAGAGAAATTCGACTACACTATAAAGAAAGTCAATTTTGAAGGAGATATATAAATATAATAACGTAATAAAAAAACAAATTAAAAATGGCAGAAGTTAATAGAATCTCATCATTTAAAAGTTTTTCAGAGATTAAATCTCAAGAAAATGAAACTAAATTAAGAGAAGAAAACAATCTAAAGAAACAAGAAACACTATCTAAAATTGAAGAAATTTTAGATGAGATGGGATTAACAAATCTATCTGAAATCGATGAAGATTCTCAGACAGCTTTCATATCTAAATTGTTAGGTAAAGAAACGAATGAAGGTAATGCATTTGTATATGCTGCAGGTAAAGCTAAGGCAGATGGGAAAAAAGAATTTGAATTTAATGGTAAAACTTATAAAGTAACTATTAAAGACACTGGCATCAAAGAAGATAATGAGATTATCGATGAAGCAATTAGTAGAAGTATATATGATAGAATGGATGGACTTCACAATATTAAAGCTATG